ATGAAGAAGAAAGTTCTGACGAATCAGAAACTGGGCAAGAAGAGATTCAAGCACAGGATGAAGATTCCGAAAGAGGACTACCAAAAGGCGTAAAGAAACGCATCGATAAACTCATTGCTAAAAAGCGTGAGGCAGAAGATGAACTTGGACGGCTTAAGGCTGAGAATGAGCGACTGATGCAAGAGGTCGGAAGACCAGCACAGACTCAGGTAAACAGCAAAAATCCGTATTCCAATATTGCGGATGCTCAAGGCATCCAAAAAGAAATGGAAAAAGCCAAGCAAATTAGACGCTGGTGCGAGATGAACCCCGATGGTGGTGTAGTGAGGGATGCACAAGGAAACGAAACTGAATATACGGCTGACGAAGTTCGTAATATTAAGATTCGGGCTCTTGACGCAATGGAAGAACACCTTCCTGCTCAAATGCAGTACGTTCAAAACGCACAGCATGTCGAGCAAGTGGTTGCCAAGGTTTACCCTTGGTGGAAGGACAAGAGTTCCGCAGAGCGACAAATCGCAGAAGCGTTTTTACAACACTTCCCAGAGATTAAGCGATTCCCAGACTACAAGATGGTTGTTGGAGACTATATTCGTGGGATTAAATCTCGCGAGACAGCAACTAGGTCGAATCCACAAAGACCGCCATCTCAACCTAAGTCTGGTTCCGCACTAGTCAGCGGACAGAGCGGCAGAAAGCCGACAAGACTAAATAATTCTTCAGACACTGACGAACTTGCGAACATCATTGCTTCAAGATTCATCTAATCCATAACTAACATGGCTAAACTAACCGAAAGACAATTCAAGACAGGAGAAAAAATGGGTCAACGCGAAGAACTCGCAGACCTGATTTCCCTCGTTGATGCAAAAGACACTCCCTTCACCTCGATGGCGAAGAAGGGCTCCAAACCCAAGAACACCTACTTCCGCTGGCAGGTTGATAGACTTCCCTCACCTCGCGTTCAGACCGTCATTGATGGCACTGACGTTGACCCTAATGGTGGCGAAATCGAAAACTATGTCCGTGACACCGTTGGTGGTAACACTGTGCAGTACCGCAAGGAACTCGCTGCTTACATCCAAATCTTCAGACGCTCAGTTCGCGTTTCGCCTCTGACCGAAGATATCAATGATGTTGCTGGCGTTTCGAGCGAACTCGCTAACAACGTTGCAAAGGCTATCAAACTTATCAAACGCGACCAAGAAGTAACATTCACTGGCACACAAGGCTGCTCGCCTGACCGTGGTGCTGGTTCTGGTCAAGGTTATCAAACCCGTGGTTTGCACAAGTGGCTCTTGAAGCGTACTGCTACTGTTGAAACCCTCGTCAATGGCGTTCCTACTGCTGATGCTACAAAGCATGACGGTCTCGAAACCATTCCTGAGGAATTCCGCACACCAGACACTTCGCATGCTACTGGTTCCGTATCGGCTCTTACCGAAGCAAAGATTCAAGACGTTCTCACAAGCATGTACAAGGAAACTGGTACATTCCGTGACATGGACGCACTTGTTGGTCCTGCACTGAAGAGAGCGTTTACGAACTTGGTGTTCAACACCCCTTCGTCTGGCTCGCCCAACACGCAGGTTGCTGTTCGCACCCTTAATCGTGAATCCAAGGAATCGTCCTACATCTCGTCCGTGGACGTGTTCGTAGGTGACTTCGGCAAACTCCGTCTGCACCCTTCGCACTGGCTGAAGTGGGATGACTCCACAAAGTTGGCTGACGACAACGTTGGTTACATCATTCCATTTGACATGGTTGAAATTCGTTACGGTGGCAATGTTGCTGGCGTACGTCCTTTGACTAACAATGGCGGTGGTGAAGCACGTCTCGTTGAGGCTGTCGCTGGCTTGGTTGTTCACAACCCGCTGTCCTTTGGTGTCTTCGACCTAACTGCTTAATCGTGTCAGGTCTCGTTGAAAGCCTTAATGAAGTAATTCCTCCCAACCTCCTAAGGGAAGTTGAGAGGGTTCTCATTAATGGCTGGAGACGTGAGGAAATTCTCGCGAAGGCGGAAGCCAAGCAAACCGCAGCATACAATCATGCTAATGCTGCATCCAATATCGATGGTGTTGGACAAATGATTGCTCGGATTCCGCCTTCTTCTTATCACTACTGGGGCAAACGCCTTGGTTATCAATGCTGGGATGACGACCAGTTTCTAAGAGAGTTTCTTAGGGACAACGAAGAAGTCGCAGTAAAAAATTACGCAAAAAAGACCGTGGTGAACGGTGCAATTTTCACCGCTGACGGATTCTTAACATGAGAACAGTTGATTTCAGCCAAGTCCTATTCAATTCCATGCAATTCAGCGGGAATGACAGGCATAATATTCTACCTGAGACATTCTCTCAGTTCAGAGATTTTATTAATTATAGACTCAGAGAAATCTGGGAGTCTTTCGCTTGGACGGAAACAACCGTTCTTACTAATTTTACAGTTACAATCAACGATGACGTTGGTTACTTTATTCCTGCTGCTAATGCAGATGAAATTCTTGGTGTATATAACAAGAACCCGCTTACAACCACACGCTCGCTAGAGATAGATTATAAAATCTGGGATGATAATGGCGTTGAAAAGGTTGTCGTAGGCAAAACATTGTCAGAAGGTTTTTATTTATACCGCAAGTCCTGCCCACAGTTAACTGGAGACCTGTTTACCTCAGAGAACAACGCATATTACAGAGTTGGCTCTCAGGTTTACTTTGATTCGGGCTCTGGAGAAGGAAGATTTATGCCGAAAGAAGGATTTCCTCACAACGGAAACTTCTACAACTGCATCATCCAGACAAATTCTGGAGAAACACCTAGCACTCATCCGCAAAAATGGGAAAAGATTGATATTCCATATAATTTTGGCACTCCACTCGCTTGGGGCTCGACTGCTAACTACTTTATTTCTGAAGGTATGGTTAATGAGGCTGCCGTTATGGAGCAAAAGTACGAACTCGCAAGAGAACAAGAGTACGACAAGGCTACAAGGCAACAAGGTCAAATAACCAGACTAAACATGGTCAAAACTTACTAATCTATGAGTCGCTCACTTCACTTCACTGGTCCTTTCTTTAAGGACTTTCATCAACTCTACCAGTCTGGCACTGCTTTCCCAGTTGGCAGTTCTTTCTTGGCGTTTCAACGTCACGCAGGGAACCCTTCTGGCAATACTTTGACCAATGACTACGTTAAGTCACCGCTAAGAAGAGTTTATCTTTTAATTCAAAACCTTGGCACATCTTCTGTTGAATTCTGCCTTAACGACAACGGTTCTGGCAATCCATCAACATATCCAACTATTACTCTTATGCCAAATCAAACTATGGCGTTTGAGAACTACAACGGTCCAATTTCTGCGACTGCTGGAACAATTAAAATTATTGAGGCTTACGCTTAATGAGTATTTCAATCTCCAATCCAGTTGAAGTTAACGTAGTTAACGTAGGAGATGAAATTTCTCAAACAAACCTTGACGCAATTAACGCTGCGTCTGGTGCTTCTACTGCTAATCCATTTGTAACTACTACAACGACTCAAGAAGGAACTGGTATTTATACAACCATTGAGGCTGGAGGCATAACAGTTGCAAGCCCTGCAATGGGTTCAATTGTTTTTGTTGGAAGTTCTTCCATTGCTGTTGGTAACACTACGATTGACCATATGAGTGGCATTAGTGGCGGTAACATTAATTGCGGTGACATTACTTGCTCAAGCATTACATTCCCAGACCAAACAGTTCTGACTACCGCTGGCGGTGGCGGTGGTAGTTTTAACCAGTCACTAAACACTACGGACTCTGTTGATTTTAAGAACACCCTTTATACAACTACGGAAGCAGGGTTTGAAAGTTATTCAGTTGAAATTGGAACTTCTCTTTCAGCCTTTCCGTATGGGGTTAGGATTGCCAATGCAACGACTGCCGTATCAACCCAACTTACTGAAGGGCAAATTTTAATTAGCGACCCACTCAACGGAGACTCGTTTAACGCAACTCCATCACAGGTTCAGTTACAGAACTATGACGGCACAACCAACAAAGTTCTGACGCTACACGCTGAGAATGGAATCACATTCCCAGACGGTACTATCCTGACAACTGCTGCTGGTGGTGGTGGCGGTGGAACTACTATTAATGGACCGTATTTTGACATGATGAAGCCTTGGATTGTTGCTTGGAATCCAAATACTAATTCATTTACAACATCAGATGCTAATGGTCGTGGACAACTCTTTTTAGACCAAGGAGGAGGATACCAAGCAGATTTTGGTTACGATGCTGGATTTGGTAGTGTTCCTGCAATTCGTGTAACAGCAGATGGTTGGACTACTTGGACTGAACTGCGTGGTGATGGCATTAGATTCCCAGATGGCACAACTCAGACAACTGCTGCTGGTGGTGGTGGTGGTTCTCCAACCGTTGTTAATCTTATAGGAACAGGAGTTACATACACAGCCCAAGTTGGAGACAGAATCTTCCTTGTTGATGGAGGAATCCAAGTTGACTTAACCTTCCTTTACACAGAACCAGTAGGAATTGAAATTACAGTTGTTAACCAAGACGCTACAAACCCAGCAACTATTGGCAGTGCATTTTCTGGTGTTAGGGGTAGCAATCAAATTGCAATTCAATCAGCCGCAAAATTTGTAACTGGTGCTGACGGCTATTGGCACAGAATCGTTTAATTTTATGACTACATTAATTCTATCTTCTTTAATTCTTATTGTTACTTTTGTTGCTGGCATCTTTGTAGGCGTTAAACACGCTGAAAAGGGTAGAGCAATTAAAGGTGTATTTAAATCCTAATGCCTAATGAGTACTTCTCAGAAGGCGAATTAGGGTTTTTTTCACTTAATAGCCGTGACAATCCTTCTACATTAAAAGAAGGCACTGTAACTAAGTCTCAAAATATGCGTCTTGAAAAAGGCGTAGCGACTACTCGTAGTGGGATTAAAAAGTTCTACGATGGAAGCATTGCTGGCAAAACAATTGTTGGCTCTGGAACTTACATAGACGATTTAGGGCAAGAAAGCATCGTTTTATTGGCTGATGACCCAGTACTTGCTGTTACAAGAATTGTTAAATTTAATACTAATACAGGAGTTTTTACAAACGGTCCACAATTGCCAGCAAGATTAACATCTTCTGATGGCGTTGAAATTGTACACGCACTTAATGCAATCTATATTACAAGAGGTCATTTGCTTAGACCTCTTAGATGGGATTTGGCTAATACGGTAACAGAAATATTAACCAATCAAAACTTTCCTAATTCTACAGGATTAATGTATTTTCAAAATAGGTTTATTGCTATTGGCAAATTGCCGTCAGTAAATGATGTTGCAAGAAGAAGAGACACGGTATGTCTTAGCCATTTTCTTGAGTATGATGGCTGGTCTAGTGTTGATGCTTTTACAATAAATCAAGGAAGTAACGATGAGGTTGTTGCAACCATTCCTTGGACTTTAAACGAGTTTATTATTCTTTGCAGGAATAGCACTTTTTATCTTAACGTAGGAACTAAAAGATATGCTCAAGGAGAGGCTTTATCTCCAGACGCAAGGCTTGATACTCTTGCTGTTGACATTGGCTGTGCAGCCAAAAGGTCTGCTGTTCAAGTTGGTGATTCTGTTATGTTTTTATCAGATAATGGGGTTTACGCAATGTCACCAACAACCGCTGGAAAGCCAGATGGTGTAAAACTTCTTACACTTTCAGACCCATTATCGTCTCCTATTGATGATGTTATTCAAAGTATTAATAAAGACTTTATTGGAGGCTCTGTTGGCACTTATTGGAATAACAGGTATTATCTTGCTGTTCCTCTTGGTAACTCTCAGGTTAATAATGCAGTTCTTGTTTTTAATTTTATTCTTAAGTCTTGGGAGTCTGTTGACGTTTACCCATCTACAATCGACTTTATGGCATTTGCAGTAGGCAAAAGGTCTAAGCAACGCAGACTCTTTGGGGTTGACCCCAATGAAGGCGTATTTTTGATGGAAGAGGCAAAAAGCGATGAAATAGGAGACAGAACAGGCACTCCTGTGCTTGGAACTGAAAGTGCAAGACTTTCATGGACTTTAAGCACTCAAACATTCTCAGGCAGCCAGCCAATTGTCGGAGAACTTATCACAAGAAGATTTACAAGCGGAGACGGAAGGGACAAGCGTTATTCTTCTATTGAGACTGATATGTACCTTCCTAGCGGCTCAATTGTTGAAACTTCGGCTGTAACTACAAATACAGATACAGAGACAGTTATTGACTCGTTCCAATGGAGCAGCGGAAGTGTCGATACTACACGGAGAAACCCTGTTAGAAAGACTGCTTATGGCTTGCAAATCAAGTTTAGAACCCTTCGATTACAGCCGTCTATTAGGTCGAACTATGTAAAGTTCACCGTTAACGGTAAAAACAACATGAATTCTAAGTAATATGCCAACTCAAAATCAAATTCAAGACGGTGCAAGCGTTCCATTTTTTGAAGGTCAACTTGTTACTCCAGAAATTCTTAATGGATTCGTTAACAATGCAACTCTTAAAAAAGGTGCTATTTCAAGCCAGCCAGTTTATTCGTCTGCTGTTACAGGAACTTACACATACGCAACAGGAAACACTTTATTAATTACAAAGGCTTCACACGGACTTTTAGGCGGAGACAGAATTAAGGCTACCTTTTCAAATTTAACAGGAGCATCTGGTGCGGATTTTAATGGTTATTACGAAATTAATGTTATTAATACAGACTCTTTTCAAATCACTGTAGTTGGCAACGAATTAGCGTCAGGAGGAAACGTACAGTATTATAAGATTCCATCATCGCTAGACGAAATTATTATTAATGAAGTTAATGACGTTAATGCAACTACTCCAAAGAAAGTAACAATTGACGACCTTCTTAATTCCAGAACAGATATTAGCGTAGTTACTGCTGAAATTGGCGTAATTGCTGGTAAGAACGGAAAAGATTTAATCATTGAGCCACAAGACGGCTCTTTAATTACTGGAGCAACCTACGCATCAACAGACGGTTACACTGTAACAGTAACAAAGGCTAATCACAATTTAGTCGCTTTAGAAAATGTTGTTGTTGTTGAATGCACAGATTCAGCAAGCCCGACAAAAGGAGAAAATTATAGCGGAGTATTTATTGTTGAGGCTGTAACTCAAAATACATTCACATATGTATTAAAGAAAGAGCAATTCATTACAAACAACGAGTTCCAAGAAGACGAAGTTGATGTGCCTATTGTTTCGACTGGAACTGCAACGTACAGGCGTATTGGTTCTGTAAACAATGTAGGTTCTTCTGTTTTCCAAGGAGAAGTTTTTGCTAACGGCATCACAAATTTAAGAGATGACCTTTATGTTTACGGAAAAGCCAGATTTGGTGAGTTCGTTCTTCCTAAAGGCAGGGCTGCTGCTAGACCAGCAAGCCCAGAAGAAGGTCAATTGTTTTATAACAAAGACGATGATTTGATTGAAATCTGGAGACGCTCAGAGGCTTTCCCATTGGGTTCTTGGGAAACATTTGATAAAGTTTCTTCAACCATTATTATTCCTGCACAGTACTCACAGTTTACAATTGTAGCAGAAACAACTAACACTTGGTATTCTAAGACTTATTGGACTTATCCAACTCCGATTCCTTATTTGCAATACGAAATCGAACTTCCAAACATTAGATTGA